AGCTACATAAGGATTAACTTTAATCCAATTACTTAAGTCTTTAAGAGATAAACCACTTTCAAGAGAATATTCTTGATATGCTTTATTCCAATACTTAGATTTTTCTTTTGAAGTCCAATTCATAATTTTTCTATCCTTACAAGTGAATATTCATATTCTTCTATCTCTTGATATTCCTTTTCAGAAATAGTATATGGACTATGCTGTACTGTATAATCAATCCTATGTTGAACTTCATCATTCAACCATTCTTCGGCTTCATATTCAGTTTCAAAAGTCTTAATAGTAGGGTTACTATCAAGAGAATCAATCGCATAGGTAACTTTGTAATTCATAATTAATCTTTCCATAATTTTGAATGTGCTATATACCAAATAATGTTTTTTAACTTGGCTATATCTTGTTTATTTAATTTCAAATCTATTGTTTCATTATTAACCTTTATTGATTTGGGTAATAAAGCATGATTATCAAGTAAATAATCACTTGAATCATATAGTTTTGAATAAATTTCTTCTTTTATTTGTTTATCCATAATCAATACTCACTCTCTAAAATACGTCTTAAACCTGATTCATCATTCATGGCATAACATCTTCTTATGCCTTGATTTTCATAGTATTCAGTACAATCAATTAAATATTCACCCAT